TAGATAATGACGTTAAATTAACTCAAAACGAATGGTTATCAATAAGACTTCATGATGGTTTATATGATCCGGCAAATGAGCCTTACCTTAAAAATTACATGCCAGAATTAAAACCTCGTACTTCTTTGATATTTATAATTCATCAAGCAGACTTAATGGCCTCTAGAGTTGAATTTGAAAAAGAGTGGCTGCCTAAATTTGGTAAAAAAGAAAATAAAAAAGACAATTTTAAACTAGAGAAAAAATCATCATCTAAATCTAAAGCATTAGGTTCAGTTGGTAGTAATAGTTTAAAAAATCTATTAGACTCAATATGATTAAACTATATTTAATTATAGCCCTATCCATTTTAGTTGTTATACTATTATTCACAACAATTAATTTACTAAGAAAAAATGAAAGGCAAGAAGACATACTTGCTGGATACTTAGATTATCTTGATAAGATATCTAAAGTAATTGAAGTGTCTGATAAGAAGCTTCAGGAAATAGACCATAAGGGAACATTTAAGTCTGATGATGAGGTAGGATTTTTCTTTAAATCTATAAAGCAAATCCAAAATATATTAAATGATTTCCAATTAAGAAGACTTAAATAATCGTGGCTAAAAAAAGAAAACCAAAATCAAATCACTACTTTACTCAGGACACTGAAAATGCTATTATAGCTTATAATAATGAACCTAACCCAGAGATTAGAAGTGAAATTTATAGAAAAGAGATACACTATGCTCTTTTTAAATTAACCGAGAATATAATTCATACCTTTAAATTCTATCATACAGAAGTTAATAATTTAGAGCATTTACAACATGAAATTATAACAATGTTACTTGATAGACTTCATAAATTCTCTCCTAAAGACAATATTCAGGATAAACTTCAGAAAATAATTATAAAAGAATTTGATGAGGAGTACACAGGAGACTTTGTTACTTATGTAGGTGACTGTGATAGAATCACTCAAAGTCAAATCAATAGCTTCCTTGATGGGTTAGATGTAAGTGAAGAGTGTATGGAAAAACTTAGAAAATTATCTCCACCTAAAGCTTACTCTTACTTTGGAACAATAACAAAAAATTGGCTTATTATCTATAATAAAACTAATTATCAAAAGAAAATTGATCATGCCCCTGTAGATGATTTATACAAAGAAAATAGCTCCTACTTAACAAGTACTACTCAGAGTATAGATAAGTTATCTTTTTTTATAGATGAATTTATTTCATACATTGAAAGTAATTTTGACAGTTTATTTCCTAAAGGAAATGACGCTATTATAGCTGACTCTGTACTTGAGTTATTTAGAAAAAGAGAAAATATATCAATCTTTAATAAAAAAGCACTTTACATAGACATTAGAGAAATTCTAGCATTGTCTAATCTTGAAGTCAAAACTCCAAAGATAACTAAAATATGTGATAAATTGTATGATATATTTAAAGACAATTACATATTTTTTATCAATCATGGATATATACAATTTGAGGAAGGTCACTCTTACTTATATTTATAGTTGAATAAAATCTACAATTATGAGTAATCTAGACAAAAAAATATTCGGGAAGAAAACCTACTCTTCATTACTTAAAGAAATTTATGACAATCAAAAGAAAAAAGAAGATCAAATATCTGCTTTAATTTCTGAGTTGAAGCCTTTAGTACAAGACATAGGTGATGCCACTTTGATTGTTCCTTTAATTAAAGAGTATATGGAGTTAGGTTTAAAAAATGATGAAGCCTTAATTAAAGTTGCTACCATATTCCAGCGTATATTTGCTAATGAAGGAAGTGAAGAAAATGGATTTGGTATAAGTGATGAGGAAAGAGAGCAACTTTTAAATGACATAAAAAAATTAACTCCACCACCTAAAAAAGAAGATTAATGGGATTTAGAAGAGGTATACAAGCTAATAATCCTAACAATTTTATTAGTTCTGAAGCTGGTATAAAAGAATTACCAAAGATTTTATCTAAAATAAAAGATGGAATTCAAAATGGTAGAGTAACTGACATTGTGTTAAATAGTGACCATCCTAAATTTAAAACCTATGGTAGTTACAATGGCTTAGGAACTATTGAATTTGAGTTAGTTAATTTTCTCTCAGGAACTACTTTATCAGCTAAACCTTTTTTTCCTAATACATCTACTTGGCCTTTAGTTAATGAGTTAGTTTTAGTTTTTAAACTACCCTATAAAGGTATAGGTAAAAATACATCTGAGGAAGGTTATTTTTACATTAATATGATTGGATTATGGAATCACCCTCATATGAATGCTTACCCTAACCCTATAACTACCCCAGACTTACCTCCAGAGCAACAAAAAGACTACCAACAAGTTGAAGCAGGCTCTACAAGAAAAATAGCCACCTCCTCAGATGAAGAAAATAATAATGTAAGTTTTAATAGTCCTACAAATCCTTCTCAAGATACTTTTATTGAAAGGTCAAACATTCATCCTTTATTAAATTTTGTGGGTGATGTAATTTATCAAGGTAGATGGGGTAATTCACTTAGATTTGGTAGTACAGTTAAAACTCCCAGTACAGACAATAATACATGGTCTGAGACAGGTGAAAATGGTGATCCTATTACTATTATAAGAAATGGTCAAGATCCAAATTCATCATCTGAGGGATGGATTCCTATAACTGAAGATGTAAATAATGACTTAGCTTCAATTTGGTTTACTTCAACTCAAAAATTACCAATAGAAGTTTCAAATCATAATTATATTTCATATATTAAAAATAAACCTACTAAACCTGATCAATATACCTCCCCACAAGTAGTAATTAACTCTGATAGATTAATTTTGAATGCTAAAAAAGATCATATATTAGTAAGTTCTTTAAACTCTATATTTTTAGGAGGAAATGAATCAATAAATGCCTCTACTAAAAGTTACATAGTTGACTCACCTTCAATAATGTTAGGTAAAAAAGAAGCTGATCAACCTATAATTAAAGGAAATATGTTTTTAGATGACTTAGCTGTAATAATGGGTGAACTTTCAGTATTATGTTCTACTTTATCTCAAATAAAAGAAGTATCAGCCGTTGATGTTAATACAGGTAAAGTTATTTTTACAGATGCTGTTAAAGGTAAAGTAGCTGAAAAAGCTAATAGTTTAAAAGAAATGATTGATGAGACTTTAATTCCAAAAATTGAAGTTGAAAATGGCGGATATAAATCATCAGTAACTAAAACAATATAATGGAAGATTTAACAATTAAATATTTTATTAATAGTGATCCTACTCTTATTGAAAAGAAGGTGGATAAATTTAACACATCGTATTTATGGGAGTATAAAGTCTCTAATAATATAGAACTTCCAGATTATTTTGAAAAAAAATTTGCTCTTAGCACAGCTTATTTTGGATCAAAGCCTTTATTCAGTAGAGGAGTTGAATCAGAAGGAATAAGAAATATAATAGGGTTTAAAGCTTTAAAATATGCTCAAACTATAAATTGGACTTATAATCAAGATAAAGGCCAATTTGTTGGAAGTGAACCAAAAGAATTAAAAAATTTAATTTGGGAGCATCAAAAAAAAGAAATTATAGAAAATTTTTATTCCCGTAGTGATATAAAAATTCAAAGTAAATCTTACAAAAAACAAAATTATCCAAGAGGAGGTACCTTAAAAGAACTATATAGTCAAGATCCTATAACCTACACTTTTAGTAGTATAGTTGTTGATAAATCAACTCAAGAAAGATTATCTAAGGTAAAAATAAAAGATCTAGATAAACAAAAAGTAACTACAAATCCTAATGGTGAATTTGCTATTACTGGATCATACACCCCAGGTCAAGTTCAAAATTTAATATTTAATCTAAAAGATTATAAAACAAAAACTTTAAAAATAACAACTTTAAATGGATCAATAAGATCAGACGTTAATGTTATTGAGTTAACTCCTAATGCTGTAGATGTGTCTACTTCAATTTTAAAGGCTCAAGCTACAACTGAAGAAGAAAAGAAAGAATTAACTGATGAAGAAAAGAAAGAATTTGTAAAAGCTATTTCTCTTAAAATAATAGATGAAATTAAAGTAAGATTACTTCCTTTTATAATAAAAAAATTACTATGTGAACCTTATGGGGTGTGTGATCCTATAGGTTTAATAATATTAGCTAAGGAAGCTAAAGAAAAAGCGAAAGATTTAAATGAGAGAAGAAAAGAAAGAAAAGAAGAAAAAGAGAAAGAAAAAAATGAGGAAAATCAAAATGAAGAGTAATGTTAGATATTAATATTTTAAATGAAATAAAAAATTTAATTGGTGATGGATTAACCTGCCCTGCTGACATACAAGGATTAAATAAAGTTATTGAATTAAAAAATAAATTAACCAAACAATTAAATAATTTATATACACAAGTAAATTCAATTTCTAAATTTATAGATCCTTTATCTACACTAATTGACACAGCTAAACCTGCTATAACTATAGCCCAAACAGCTATTGATATTCTTTCTAACATTCCTTCTACTGCTACTACTCCAATTCCAGTAGGTCCAATTTTAAAAGGTCAAGAAATTATTGATAAAATAAATACTTTAATTGGAAAAACTGAAGGTGAAATTTCAACTGGAAATTCTTATTTATCAAGTGTAAAAATAGAGCTTCAAAAAGTATTAGATCTTTTAAGTATGGTTGATTTATTTATAGGAGTATGCTCTGAAGAATTAGGAAATCCAACAGTTAATCAAATAGCTATATCGCAAGAGTTACTTAATTCAACACAAAATCAATCAAACCAGTTATCTCCTGTAGTTACTAATGTGAATGGGTTTGAAATGTCTGTTGTAACTATAGATCAAGAAATAGAAGGATTAAATAGAAGACAAGCAATAGCTAGAAATAAAGCAGGAGTTGTAATGTTACAAGGTGATCCATCATTTTCTTCAAATGATCAAATTTTGATTGATGAGTTAGTGTTTTATATTCAACAAAATGATTTAAAAGCAGATTAATTTAATATTTATAAAAAACATATATATGAAAGCAACAGAATTAAAAAAGATGATTAAAGAATCAGTTAGAGAAGTGATTCAAGAGGAGTTAAAAGAAATTTTATTAGAGGCAGTTAAAGCCCCAAAGCAAACAGTTGTTGAAAGTAAAATTGGAACTTACACTCCTCCAACTCAAACACCTCAGTTAGAGTCAAATCCACAACCAAAGTCTCAAGCTGAAATAAGACAAAGTTACATGGATGTTTTAGGTGAAACAGCTTTAAATTTTACAAGTCAAGATGTACAAAAATTTAACCCTCAAGGAGCTATAGACACAACTTCTCCAAATGGTAAATTACCTGATGGTGATGTTGGATTAGATCAAATAATGGGATTAATGAAATAATAAATGGCTTTTAACGCTCAACAAATATATCCTATTGACTTTAACAAAAGTGCTGCTGTTGGAGTTGACTTACCTTTTAGTGATCCTGCTGTATTTAAACCTAATTACACTACAGCGGCTGCTATTAAGAATAATTTAATAAATTACTTTCTTACTAATCCAGGTGAGCGTTATTTAAATCCAATAGGAGGAGGTTTAAGAGCATTTATATTTGAGCAAATAACAACTGACAATTTAGACTTTTTAGAAGAAAGAATAAATGATGACTTAAGTAATTTTTTTCCAAATGTGAGAGTAGGGAATTTAGAAATTTTAAGACAAGAAGATACAAATACAATAACTGTGTCATTAACTTACAGTGTAGTAAATACTAACATTAGTGACACAGTAGCAATAGAATTCATATAATGGCTGTAGATAGAGACGTAAAATACTTAAATAGAGACTTTTCTGACATTAGAGCTAGGTTAATTGAGTTTTCTCAAACTTACTTTCCTAACTCTTACAATGACTTTTCACCTACCTCTCCAGGTATGATGTTTATGGAAATGTCAGCTTACGTAGGTGATGTTATGTCATTTTATCTTGATAATCAAATTCAAGAGAATTTTACTCAATTTGCTAGACAAACTAATAACTTATATGAGTTAGCTTACATGTTTGGTTACAAACCTAAAGCAACAGGCGCCGCCCAAGCTACAATTGAATTATTTCAACAAGTTCCAGCTAAATTAGTAGGTGCGGCTTATCAACCTGATTATGATTATGCTATGACTGTTGGAGAAAATAGTACTATTACTTCAACATTAAACTCAACAGTTAATTTTCTAATGGAAGATAAATGTGATTTTTCAGTTTCATCTTCAAATGACCCAACAGAAGTCTCAATTTATCAAATAGCAGGAACAACTCCACAATATTATCTTCTTAAGAAAACACGAAAATCAATTTCAGCTACAATTAAAACTCAAACATTTACTTTTGGAGCTCCTACTCAATTTCCTACAATTGACATATCAGACACTAACATTATAGGTGTGTTAGACATAGTTGACAGTGATGGAAATACTTGGTATGAAGTTGATTATTTAGCTCAAGAGATGATTTATGATAATATTAAAAATATTAATGTAAATGATCCTAATAATGTTGAAGACAGTGGTGATGTACCTTATCTCCTTCAACTTAAAAAAGTTCAAAGAAGATTTGCTACTAGACTAACCTCAGACACTAATCTTCAAATTCAATTTGGAGTTGGTAGTCCTAGTAATGTAGATGAAGAAATTACACCTAATCCTAATAATGTAGGTATAGGTTTACCCTTTGAAAAAAATAAACTAACAACTGCTTACTCACCAACTAACTTTTTATTTACAGGTACTTATGGTATAGCTCCTTCAAGTACAACTTTAACTGTTAGATACTTAGTAGGTGGAGGAGTTGGAGCTAATGTAGCATCTGGAGACTTAACAAACTTAAATACTTCAAATCTACTATTTAACAACCCAAATCTTAACTCAACTACAGCTAATTATATATTTGGAACAATAGCAGTTAACAACCCTGAAGCCGCTGATGGTGGGCAAGCAGGTGACACAATAGATGAAATAAGACAAAACACTTTAGCAACTATAGCTTCCCAGCAAAGATCAGTTACTTTAGACGATTATATTGTAAGAGCTCTGAGTATGCCGCCCGAGTACGGAACAGTAGCAAAAGCATACATTGAAAAGCCTAAATTAACTGATGAGCAAGTGTCAACAATTGAGACATTAAATTTGTGGGTTTTATCTCAAAATAGTGACTCTCAATTTACTGTACCTTCATCTACATTAAAGAAAAATATAAGAACATACTTAGCTCAAAATAGAATAATTGGAGACAATATTGAAGTAAGAGATGCTTTTATTATTAATATAGCTATTGACTTTGAAATTATAGTTTTACCAAACTTTAATAACAATGACGTTATATTAGCTTGTATTAATTCTCTAAAAACTTACTTTGAAAGAGATAAATGGCAAATAAATGAACCTATATTGGTAAGAGATTTATTTGTAATGTTGGATAAAGTAACAGGTGTTCAAACAGTTAAAGACATTAAAATAACTAACAAAGCAGGAACAACATCAGGTTACTCACAGTATGCTTATGATATTTCATCAGCAACTCAAAACCAAGTAATTTATCCTTCATTAGATCCAAGTATATTTGAAGTTAAATATCCTAACACTGACATTAAAGGTAGAGTAGTACCACTATAAAATTAAAACATGGCTGTTTATAAATTATTTCCATACAAAGACACAACCTTATACTCATTTTATCCTAATATGAATACTGGGATTGATGCTATATCTCAAATATCAAATTTAAATATAGCTGTAGATACAAATCCTCAAGTAGCAAGATTTTTAACTGAGTTTGTTCAATCTGAAATAGTAGATGTTATTGACAATAAAATTGGAAGTAGTAATTGGGATGTTAATTTTAAAGGATTTATAGCAACAGCAGGTGGTGTAGTTGAGTCAACTGACATAGCTGTTTATCCCACAGCTCAATATTGGTGGAATGGAACAGGAGGATACTTAGATCAACCTCAAACTACAGATGGAGCATCTTGGTACTCACCTAACTTTTCAGGCTCAATAGCTTGGTCTTCAAGTGGATTAGATTCATTTGGAAATTCAGTTACAGGCTCTTATGATGCTACTTTAGTAGGTCAAGGAGGAGGAAGTTGGTTATTTGAGTCTGCTTCAACTTCATTTAAAGTAACCCAGTCATTTGACACTAGAAGTGAAAAAGACTTAAATGTTGGTGTTAAAACTATAGTTGAAAGATGGTATAGTGGGTCAATGAATAATTATGGATTCTTAGTTAAATGGGAAGACACAGTTGAATTTAATCAAAATGTACAAGTACAACCTGTAATGCAATTTTACAGTGTTGACACTAACACAATTTACCCACCTGAGTTAGAGTTTAGATGGGATGACTCATCAACAGTATTAACAGGCTCTTTAACTTCAAGTATTGTTTCAACTACTAACTTAGTATCATCATTAAATGAGAATCCAGGTACATTCTTACCTTCAAGTGTGAATAGATTTAGATTTAATGTAGCACCTAAATACCCAGTAAGAACTTGGACAACAGCATCTCGATTTACAGGTGTAAATTTCTTACCAACTTCATCATATTATGCTGTAAAAGATTTGGATACTAATGAATTTGTTGTAGATTTCAATACATCATACACTAAATTAAGCTCTGACAGTAATGGTAATTACTTTGACATTTACATGAATGGGTTAGAGCCTGAAAGGTATTATAAAATATTAGTTAAAACTATAATTAATGGATCAACTTTAATATTGGATGATAATTATTATTTTAAAGTAATTAATGGATAATGGCTATAGATGTAAATTTTAATAAAGAGTATTATGATAAAAGAACCTATGAGAAGACCATAGACACTACTTTTACTCAACTTGGTGTTAAAACTATTCAAGAGCAATTAGATGAACAACCATCAGTTCAAGAATTTTTTTCATTATATAATGACTTATTTTACCAAATTCCTGAGTTAGGTGATACAAACTCACATGAATTTTTAGTTAAAACAAGTGGTGATTACATAGCATTTGATGAAAATAATGAATTAATAGAAGCTTTACAAAATGAAATAGCTTCTTTAAGAGAAGAATTACTTGCTACTCAGCAAGAGTTAGCTAATCAATCAACACAAACTTAATAAATGGCAGTTTCAAGAACAAATCCTGATAATTTTCAATTTCAATTTTATGAGCCACAAGATGAGAATTTAATAACATCTTTTGACATTGCAACTGTTTTATCATCATCTGACTACATTGAGTTTTATGTTTATGATAATAATCAAGTTATACAATCATCAACAATAAACTACCAAAATTATACTGTAATTAATGATGGTCAATCAGCAGGCAATGACAATGAAATAAATGCATTTTCAATTAATCCTGACACTGATGTTGAAAGTTTTGGATTTGATCAAGGTGAGTTTGTTGCTTACTATAACTTTCTTACAAAGAAAATAGGTGATCCTTTCACTAATCTTTTTATAAAAGAAATATCCTCAGACAGAACTGAAGTAAGATTAGACAGTAATAGTTTAACTAACTTAGACATTACTGAGCAAACAAATAATTTTATTCAAGAAAGAGATGAAAGTTCTTACTTTATAGATTTTTACTTGAATTTTGGAAGTAATGAGTTAGTTATAGCTAACAATATAAAATTAGAAGATGAGACAACTGATGATCCAACAGTTGTAGTTAAATTATATGAGCCACTTCCACCTCAATTTTCCTTAAAAGATGAGTTGTGGATTGTTACTTCATTTAGTGAGCCGGAAGCATTTAGTGTATTCTTTCCTCCAACTCCAATTACAGTTATTGACTCCCAACCTTTAGCAGGTCCAAACTTTAATTTACCTATAAAGGATCAAATTAATAACTCAACTCAAAATTTATCATACACTGACTTAATATCAGGTGCCCCAACAAGTTCATTAGATCAATTAAATAGTTTAATGGACTCAAGTTCAATTTCTATTAGTGTTGACTACACAGACTTTAATGACTTCATTCATTTCAGCTCAGCTCAAACTAGATTAGAAAATTTCTACTACAAAGTATCATTAATTGAAGGCTACTCATCATCAATAGCTGACTTATCTAGTGTAACATCAGCTGAGTCTAGTATTATAATTTTAGAAAATAAAATAAGTAATGTAATAAAGAATTTTGATAGATTTGAGTATTTTCTTTACTACAACAGCGGCTCAGCATTTTCATGGCCTAAAACAACTACTTCACCTCCTTACTTACTAGCTAAAACAGGAAGTGTAGCTGCTTTAACTTGGTATGGAAGTGCTAATGAAGGAAGTGCTTACTATGGAGGTAGAATTTTATCAGCTTCAGAGTATGACAATGCTAACAATGATCAATTACTTAAAGCTATACCTGAGTACTTAAGAGATGATGCTGCTAATCAACCTTATGAGTTGTTTGTTGACATGGTAGCTCAATACTATGACAATGTTTGGTTGTATACTAAAGATGTTACTCAAAAGTATAATAATGACAATAGATTAGACTTTGGTGTTTCAAAAGACTTAGTTTCTGATGCTATAAAAGACTTTGGTGTTAAATTATATCAAAATAACTTTTCAAAAGATGATTTATACACAGCATTCTTAGGTTTAACTCCAAGTGGCTCATTATTTCCTTTTCCAGAAATAACTTCATCACTACCTACACCTACAGGATTTGAGTATGTTAATACTTTAATTTCAGCATCTAATGATGTAATTCCATTAGATGATGTTAATAAGTCTTTATACAAAAGAATTTATCATAATATACCTTACTTACTAAAGTCAAAAGGAACAATAGCTGGATTAAGAGCATTAATAACATCATATGGTGTTCCTGACACAATACTTAGAATATCTGAGTTTGGAGGTAAAGACAAAGTAGATGCTAATGACTATGATTACTACTTTAATAAGTTTAATTATGCTTTTAA